ACCTATTGAAAATTCAAATATGGCATGGGCCATTGAATATTCATTCAAAACAAAATCACCAATTCACGAAACAATATACAAAGATATCGCATCACCTTTAAAAAAGGATAAAGTAGCAGTTATAGCAGATTGCGGAAATGAATCAGAGTTAATGGAAATACAAGAAATTTGTGATAAAAATGATATACAAATGATAATTTATGATAAGTGTGATTTTGGAAAATTTTGTTTACCTGGTATATATTGCAGACCTTTAAAGAATGTAGGTAGAGACGCTGGAACTTTTATATATTTTGTAATTACATATTATGGTAGATTACCTAGTGACATATATTTATTACCCGCGAGTATAGAAAAACACGACAGAAAGTATAGATTTTTACGTATGATAGAAAACAATGATTACATAGGACTTCTCACTAATAAGATAGAAGGAGAAGATTTTACAATAGATAATTGGGACGGAGATAAACTTATACATGCGAGTATACGTCCATTAAAAAGATGGTATGAACATTTTGTTGGTACGTGGAACTCATCAGAAAAAACATTTGTTTGGAATTGTACTATGCATACAACTCGTGAACGTATAATGCGCCATGAAAAGGAATATTTTTTGAAGCTACAAAGTCAACTCGTACAAGGTAAAAATTTAGAATCAGTTCACTTTTTTGAAAGGTCAATGGCTGTGATTTTTTAAACCATTTACATACAATTCCATTTTCTTTTCTGTACTTAGTGAAAAATCTAGAACATTCACATCTGACTCGACTTCGATACGCGGAAAATCATTGTACTCGACTCTACATGTAAGGAATGAAAACACGATTGTATACACATACTCTACAAGTGTTCTAGGTAGTTTCTTGGGTTTTGGATTGGCAACATACCGAATCTCGAGCACATCAGTTTTCCCGAGAAAAACCTGATACGGACTCACCTCCTCAAAAGATCCATCAACAAAAACACTCCCCTCACCAGGCACAAAACACGGCATCATAACAAGCGGAACAGAAATGGATCTCCGCACTGCATGCGAAACCTTCATGTCGGGTGTCGTATCAACCGACATGTAGATTGTCTTGTCCGTCATGAGATTGTACGTTGCTATATGAAGTTTAATTGGATTATACTCGTAAAGCTCTTTAAATGTCAATGAACACAGTGAATCAATGTACATCTCAAAGTTACGGGTATTTATGAGTCCAAATCGACTGAGAAAAACCTTCACATCAATATGCGCCAACTTGTCCAAAGGGGCTTCAAGGGCCATCTGTAACATCCGATCAATGTCACCCTTTGTGAATACGTAAAAAAGACCTATGATAGACCCAGTTGACGAACACGAAATTGCTTCGAGGTCAAGTGGCCCTAGTTTCTTGAGAACACCAAGGAACGAAAATATTATTGTACCACCGCACCCTATGATAAGGTGTCTAATTGTCATTTGACATTACAATGCGTTTAGTCTCTAATAGTATGCTGGGAACTTGCTCCGAAGTAGGGCAAAGACTATAGCAAACACGAGGGTGTGTACACCCACAGCCGGGGTGGACGTCTGGCCAGACATGAACACACCCTTGGAGCCTGGTGGCAGGGTCAGTAACACACCTGGAGTCAGCACCACATACAGTAGCAGTGGAACAACAATATCCGCGCGAGTCAGGTTCTTCTTGAGAAGAAACTTCATGAGCACGTAATAAATAATGGCAAAGAGCAGTGCATGAACAATCAGTGTGGTACCAATTACACTGGAGCCAGCCTTCTTGGTGAAGAAGAGCACACCTGAACTCAGGGCTGCAAAAAGCAGGGTCGGTACAATAACCTTCTGGCTGGTGATATCAATCTTGTTCATTTATCAACACCACAGAAAAAATTTTCCCAATTGCGATTTTTTACAAAAGGGTGATTCCTCATCGCCTGGACTTCATCTGTGATAACCTCCTCATCATCAGTTTCAAAAACAAAATATGAAAAATCATTAAAAGTCTTACGCAATGGAAGATACCACTCCTCGTGATACTCTACAATTGACATCCACACGTTCAAAAGATCCTCACTGTACCAGTCTTGCCAATCCTCAATAGTAAATTCGTCAAATATCGTCCACGGATCATCCTCGGAATCGCTGTATTGATACAACTCAAACTCCCCGAGGTCACAGTGGTCCATTGGACAGGTGCAAGCACCTGGACAGGCCCTCAGACAGGTGCAAGCACCTGGACAGGCCCTCGTGCCTGGACCCGGGCCTACTTCCCTGACAGAAGCAGGGTAGTACGCTCCTTTGAAGGTGCGTTGTCCACTATAGTCTTAATAACCGTCTCAACCTTAACTGCATCACCTGAGAAGAAAACATTAAGACCGTGCTGAATAACATCCTTTGTGATGCCCACCTTAACAGTCTTTGTGCGGAGCTTAATCTTCTTATCCTGAATCTTCACATCCTCAACCTCATTCTCGAGCATCATAGTCTTGATTTCCTCTGCAAGGGTCTTCTCACGCTTGGAAAGAACTTGCATATCCTTCCGAGCGCTGGCTAGATGCTTCTTTAGCTCGATCCACTCTGTAATAACAGTCTTTAGACGATCAGCCATTTATAAAAAATATAATGTATTCTTTAATAAATGATACTTGTTATCATTCTAGTGTTGCTCGTATTTCTCATTTGTTTTCATACCAATACAAGTATGTTCTCTGAAAATAATGCATATGCTGTAAGTTTTGGTGGAGGTGACCAAAATTTTTTAGATGCAGTCGATAGAGTCACATCTGAATTGAATGATACTCAATTATTTACTAGTATTTTCAAATATACCGACCATGATTTAAAAATTGATAAAGACTTTTGGTCAAAACATGGTACATTTATTGAAAATAATAAGAGAGGATATGGATACTGGATATGGAAACCTTATGTAATAAAAAAATCCATGGAAAAAATAAAATACGGAGATACGTTATTTTATATGGATTCTGGTTGTGAAGTTGAAAATAAACCTGATGAACTTGAGAAAATTAAATTAATATGTGGAAAATATGATATGTTGTATAAGAGTACAGGATATAATGTTATTAGTTACACTAAAATGGATATTCTAAATTTTATGAATCTTAATACTGAAGAAGTAAAAACATCTCCACAATATGAAGCTACTGTTATACTATTTAAAAAGACAGAACTTACTGTTAAATTTGTAGATGATTGGTATGATCTATGCTGTAATTATAATCTCATAGACGATTCTCCATCTGTAGCTCAAAACGACCCCCGTTTTATTGAAAATCGTCACGATCAAGCATTATTTAGTTTATTGCTCGTGACCCCGTTATATAAGGATAGACTGTGCACACCTGATAATTATGGCAGCAGTTATTATCCTATAAAAGGTAGTAGGAGACGAGGTAAATAATTACTGGTATTCCTTATCCTGAATCTCAAAGGTTGGTCTCATGAGTTCTGGTGTAATGGTGGAAAGGTTCCATATACTTACGGGGTCGCGTGGGTTTGCTGGCTCGGAACGGAACTGTAGATTGGCGTTACGTAAGGTGCCGCCAACCGTCTCCGGGTAGCCAACCTGGCCTCTGGGGTCTAGATAATTCTGGTTCGCCAGGATGACGTCGCTAGAAAACTGGCCAAAGTCGTCAGTCACTGGAACCTCCTTGGGTAGAAGCGCGGAAGAAATAACCTGATCCGTCACGGGAGGGGTTGGCACAGCCGCGTCAGAGCCGTCGAGTGGGGCGCCCTCTAGAACGAAGGAGCTCGCACTCTTGGGCTTGAACACCATGTACAGGATGAAAAGTACAAGTGCGATAATAGCGAGAGACTTTCCATCCATCATTTATAGTTCATCGCGAAATTTTTTATTCATCATCTGAGTCAGCCTCGTCTGAAAACATATATTTCTGTGGAACGGATGTTTCCTTCTTGAGTCTTGCCTGAATAACTCTCCACACGGGACCAAATGATTTCTTTACGAACCATATGCCAGTGAGCTCAACGATAATGTCACAACGAACACCTGGGACCAGAACTCTCGGATCAACCTCATTTTTCTGAGAGTCGAATACCTTTGTCTTTTTTGTCAGAGGTGCCTCTAGAATACCAGATGAAATAGAAGAGTCAAACGCACTTTTTAGGTTATCAATCTTTCTGCCAAACCACTCCTCTGATGATATGACAGCCTGCTTGAGAATCTCAGAATCGTATTCATCAAGGGAAGCTGAAACCTTGAAACAGTTAGCCTCTTGAACCTCGGCGCTGTTGATTTGTTTAGGGGCGGCTCCCGTAATCTTCAAAAAGTACCGACCGTCAGGAAGCTTGGTGGGTTTGCCGTACTCCATTTTCTTTATATGACATTATTAGAGGATGGACCTGAACGCATTGTTCCCACCAGACGTTATGAACGTATTAAATACAGGCTTTATGGGATTTAAAGTATGGCACATTCTACTCATTTCCCTCATCGTACCGTCTCCCATAGTACTGATACTTTTGTTTTTTCTCATTCCGGGGTTTAAAGACAAGATAACAAACCTAATTAGAAATGGCGTGCCTGGAGTCTATTCAGGATTATCTAATCTCCCTGGAGAAGTCAGTCAAGGCTCTTCAAAAGGAGGTTCATCGTATTCGCCAGAAGCTGGAAGATCCTGATGGCGAGAAGGCAAAGGCACGATCCGAGAATAACAGTTTCAAGCACCCCCAGAATGTGTCTGATGAGCTCAAGGCGTTCCTGGGACTTGGTAAGGATGACACAATCTCACGATCTGATGTGACGAAGCGCATCTTTGCTTACGCAAAGGAGAAGGGCCTGAACAGCGGTAAGATTATCAACCTCGATGACACGCTCAAGGCTCTACTTACCCCGGGCGAAGGCGTTGACATTACTGTGACCAATCTTCAGAAGTACATTAATCATCATTACCTCTCCAAGGTGGTGGTTGCTCCTGTAGAGTCACAGGACCCAGCCGCACCCACGAAGAAGGGTAAGCCTCGTGTGAAGAAGGCTTAAAATATTGCACTCAAAGTAATATAATGATCACCAGAGAAATTGTAGAGGGGCTTGTAGGTACAAAAATAAATACACTAGAAACGTATGTTCATGCATTTACACACAAGTCGGCCCTCAAGCAATTTCCAACACTAACAAAGAGTTACGAAAATCTGGAATTTATGGGCGATTCAGTACTCGGGTTTATAATTACAAAGTATCTGTATGACAATTACAATTCATGCGAAGAGGAGGGGTTTCTGACCAAAGCAAGAACCAAATTTGTGAGAGGGTCCACATTGTCTACCATCTCAGAACGTTTGGGGCTTTATAAATGGATTATAATGGATGAAAAGGGAATCAAAAAAGGATGGAACCGTAACCCGAAGATAATGGAGGATGTTCTCGAAGCTCTCATAGGTGCCGTATATATTGACCTTGGGTTGCTTCACACGAAACAGTTTATATTTAAACTGCTCGAAGCATTTCCAGTTGATATGAGTGATGATAATTATAAAGATGCTCTCATGCGTTTGTGCCAGAACAAAAAGGTTCAGCTGCCTGTATACACGGTCGATGAACAATGTAGTGGTGTATTTACTGTGAGTGTGTACATTCAAGAAATAAAGTATGGTTCGGGGCAAGGAACCACAAAAAGACAAGCTGAACAAATGGCCGCACTTAAGACTTTGGATTGTTTTTATACTAGCGATGCATCCTAAAGTAAAAGCACTTCTAGAAAAGACATACGATGACCAACGAAGTGATGAATGGTTCAGATTGCGAGGTAACATGCTTACTGCGAGCGATCTCGCATCTGCTCTTGGTATGAATTTTTTTAAAAAGCCAGATGAACTCATACTCGAAAAATGTGGGTACAAGAAATTTTCGGGAAATGAAAATACCGCACGGGGAATACGCCTAGAACCATTTGTTCGTGACATGTATGACGCCAAGTACAATACAAAGACGCATGAAATTGGTTTATTGGTTCACCCAGAGTACAATTGGCTGGGAGGGAGCCCAGACGGCGTGACTGAAGAAGGTATTCTTATAGAGATTAAATGTCCCAAGAAACTTTCACCGAAGATTCCCGATTACTATTTTCCACAGGTTCAGCTTCTTCTTGAGATTATGGATCTTGATGCATGCGACTTTGTACAATATTGTGAAGAGAAGGATACGATGACTGTTATACACGTACCGAGAAATCGTGAATGGTTCGCCGAACAACTTCCGCGAATGAAGGCGTTTTGGGACACGGTTCTTCACAAACGAGTACATGGTATTTGTGAATTGATTAGAGAGTCTCAACCGGAACTTGAATGAGATGTCCTTTGTACCCGCCTACATACTTGGCTTCGAGATTTTTACGAATTGCGTTGAGTTTATCGTACCTTTCCTTGAGTTTTTTAATGTCAGCCTTGTAATACTCACCCTTGAGAGTTCTACGGAGACGGGCAAAATTTATACGGAGATTTTCCAAATGCCTCTTATTAAAGCCGTGACTGAGAATTTGTGCATTCATAAAGTTTTTAACTGTTTTACCTTGTGCATACATGGTTTGGAAATTTTCGAGTTCTTTTTTGGATACGTTTTCGCCGAGTATTTTCCTAAACTTATTCTTCATCATATTGACAAGTTTTGCCTCTGGTACTTTTCCTTCCTTCATCTTGTGCTTGAAATACACAATTTCCTCATTTGTGAAACCAGGTCCCAGCTTCGTAGGCGAGGGACTCGGTGAGGGACTCGGCGAGGGACTCGGGGAGCCTATATTGATTAAATCTTGTTCGAGGGCATCGAGTTTTCGTTTCGTATCAATAAGTAAATCAATAAGCTGTTGTTTCTTTGCACCATTTGTATTAAGAGAATTATCATACGCCTTGACGAAATTCTTCAATTCTGATATTTTAAAGGAATCTAGTAGTCTGGACCGCCCCTTTCTTTGGATTTTGCGTTCATTTGCGAGAATAATATGAGGAACCGAGTTGAATTCGAAATTCTCGTCATTATTAGATTTCTTTTTACGGGGAGCGATTGATTTTTGGATAAGTCCACACAGAACCTTCTTTGATGTGATTCCGTGGTGGGCTATATTAAGATCCTTTGCGATCTTTTGAAGATCCTCCATTGTGTACCGAGAACATTCGAGTGTGTCTATTCTAAACACACCCGAATTATTTATCGTACCGGTTACGGTTCGTTTAGGAGAAGCCACGCGTACAGTGAGCCCGAATAGCGTTTTTACTGAATTGGGTATATTCATACCTGCTTTTGAGTACGCATCGATGACAGTCTTCTTGCCCTTTTCGAGATCTTTTGGTATCTTGTACGCTTTAAGTAGGCCCCCAGGACCGGGGCGAAGGTACATTCCTTCTGGTGCCGCATTTGCAGTTTTTTTCTTTGTGACCTTTTCCTTGAGTTGATTGGTATTCGTAATACCCAACTTGTTTCGAACATTTTTGGGTACAGCAACCCCTACATTTTGATATGCACGAAGTACCTTTTGAATAACAAATCGAGGATTCTTAGGAACTTCATAGAATCTGGGCACCTTATTCGGACCTGGTCTCACGTAGTGCCCCGGTTTTACCGAATTCCAAGATTGTGCTGCATTATATCTCATTGCTGCCATGTGTTCCCGCTTCGCCTTGAGATTTTTACGAACCGGTACGGGATTCTTTTGGAGAGCTGGCCCATATGGTGATGTGTACGAATCGAGAACAGCCTTCACAGCCGATTCAATACCAGTGAGATCACGCCCTTGTGCCGTTACAGTTCCGTTAAAGAATACGTAAGCGACAATTCCCGAATTAAATTCAATCGAAAGTCTGGAAAATATTTCAGGTTCAAAGTACATCTTGTAAGGGAGTCCTCTACGAGTCTTGTATTCATCGTACACCTGTCGCATCCTTACATGCTTCTTTAAATAGAAGCGAACTGCCGTATTCGTTACCTTGAAATGTGTTCCCTTTGCGCGCGGTACAAGTCTCACAAGAACTCTGTACATCATTTCCCACGGGACACTTCCGGAAAGAATTATACTTTTAGGTCTCAGAACAGCAAGCCCCCTAAATGAAAAACGCACCTCGACGCGACCGAGTTTTCCGTTTGTTTTACCTGTAACAGACCCATCAACATCCTTTTGAATAGCTGGAGTTCCGCCAATCGCCTTTGTAAACCCAACTACACTTTTAATATCCTTTGGAAGTCTTCCGGGATGAAACAAATCATCCAATTCCCCTTTGAGATCAACAAGTCCCTCGGATGACGCGCTTTGAAACGTCACCGTCATCTTTCTAAAAGTCAACATTAGAAATTTCTACAGCTTCTTGAGTAACATCTAGACCGTAAATCACCGGTTGCTGCCCGTACATGCGACCCTTATACTGAATGACTTCTGAACGCACAGAAATATCCCGTGAACTGAAAGGACCCGCGTACACATCCGGGTTGAACTTTGACTTTGTGAGGTTGTTCTCTTGGCAGTGTTGATTGAACAAGTGAACAAATAGTTTCTGTGGGATACACTTGTCCGCGCCATATTCGATCTTTTCCGACTCCAAAAAGTGTTGAAGCGTGTTCGTGACAACCGAAATTTGTTTCTGAACCTCCTTGAAATACTTTGGCAACACATTCCAAATATCTTGGTCTCCGTACTTTTGCGCATATTCAATATACGCCTTGACGCACTTACACAGGATGGCGGGTATTTCAGTTTCGAGTTTCTCATCAAGGTGTGGATCCGCATCCATAACCTGTTTCGAAAAATTAGCCGTTACGACGCGTCGCTGTACACTGCCTGAATTATCGCGCCAATTTGGCACCTCGTTACCCGCCAAAATACCAGGGACGTTCCATTGCTTGCTGAGCGCCTTTTGATTCTTGCGTGCAATTGACACATCCTCGCCAGAAACCATAGATTGAAACTCAGCCTGTTCCAGGGAAAGATCACCCTTAACCTCTGGACTTATGAACATGAGACCATCGTGAATACTCCACAGACCGAATTTCTTTTCTATGTTATTAGATAGAGTTCGCACATCATCAGGGTCATAAAATTTTTTAAACACTTTCGTAATGAGCGTAGACTTTCCAGACCTCGCAATACCCTTCAGGAATGGAATACACTGCCAACTGTCCCTCTCATTCACGTCAAAACACAGCCTACCCCCAAACACGTACAGCCAGTTTGAAACTTCCGGCGTGAATTGTTGATAATCGAGGATGCTCTGCATGTACGGTGTAGGTATTTCAGACCAGTGACAATCTTCATAATGATTAAAATCTTGCTCAAAATATTTACATGCTACGATAGTCGGATCGAGTGTCTCAAACTCAGGCGAATCATACCTGTAAAATCGCGTCATGTATCGTTCACCGTTCCACTCTTGTCCTACAAAAAGACCATTTGTAAATGACCATACGTGACGATCCTTTTGAATCTCAGGAAACTGAACATCCTTGCAATTTGAAAGGTGAGATATAGATTCCTTCACGTTACTCGGTTTTGATGTAAGATTCTTCCACATGTCATATTTGTCCTCTTTCTGTGTAAATGTATACACAAACTCTTCAACTTCCATTATTGATTTCCACGCCCTTGTGAGGTACGGTCCATGAACAATCTGCTTGCAACACTTTCCCTTGTACCTCTTCATACCCTGGCGTTTCAACTCGTTCAACAGAAAGAGCAAAAGTCGTTGGTATGGACTACATTCATCAGATTCATTCAGGTCATCCATCGTCTTGACCCTAAAGAGAGACCCATCGATATCACCCTTGATAGGAACCAGATTTGGATGATTTATTCTTTCGTAAATACGAACCCATGTAAATACAACTTCAAAATAATCAGCAGCCGTTTCAATTAGTCGAGTTATCCTAGTACCTAATGTAGACTCATCCCCGTGAATATCCAGAGAACTATTCATAGTGATTCCCAGTTCATTTGAACGGTGATACAACTCAGAAAAGAGCTGAACCAGACGTCTCTTTTGCTCCATGACCCTATCCAGATCTACATTACACGGAAGACCAGAAGTGTCTAACTCATCTTCCCTGAAGAATTGCCTGAAAGGATTAGTAAGAGGTACAAACCTGTCCCCTCTCGAAGCCATACCCATCTGAGATTCAATCTTTGTGATGAATGTGTTTATGCTCTCCTCGTCAAGTTGATTCACCTCTGATTTTAGGATTTCCATTTGAATGTGTTTACCATGTTCAGGAGGCACATCCTTTTCTATCGTATGCACTCCCTCCATTTGTTCATCTACGAGATAATTTTTTAACTGGATACAGCAGACAGGATCTTTACTAGAATTTTATTCTGTGTATCGATTCGGTCTGCAATTCGGTTCAGTGACTTTACAAGTCCATCTGCTATATTGTCACCATCCTCTGTCACCAGGAAATTTTCAAGGGACGGCATGTCCATCATATCGTCATCGTCCTCCTCAAGTTCCAGAATCTCTGGGTCCTTTTCCGTCATATTTGTGTTTTCCCTTGAAAAAAATTCGATAAAAATGGCGCAAATTTTTTTCTAGGGGTATATCAAATGGCCGGTGGTTTAATGCAGCTCGTAGCATATGGTGCTCAGGATGTCTACCTAACTGGTCAGCCCAAGGTTACCTTTTTCCAGGCGGTGTACAAGCGCCACACCAACTTTGCCATGGAGAACATTCAGCAAACCCTAAACGGTACCGCCTCTTCCGGTGGCCGCGTGTCCGTGACCATTGCCCGTAACGGTGACCTGGTCGGTAACATGTACGTTCGTCTACAGCCAAATGTGACCAACGGAAGCAATACTGGTGTGGTGGTACCAACCTCCACTAACCTTATAGCTGACGTGAACTGGATCGCAGAGCGTGCAGTTGCCGATGTGGAACTGACCATTGGTGGCCAGCGCATCGACAAGCATTACCAGGTGTGGTGGCGTCTGTACTCTGAGCTGTTCCTGTGTGATGAGGATAAGATGCTATGGGGCAAGATGTCCGGTTGCTCATCCTCTCCACTGAACACCACCACGGGTGGCACAGCTCCGTCCGTTTTCCTGCCACTTCTATTCTTCTTCAACCGCAACCCAGGTCTGTACCTGCCACTGATTGCTCTACAGTACCACGAGGTTCGTCTGGATTTCAACCTAACCTCCTACTTCAGTACCTTCTTCGTTTCCAGTGTATTCGAGGTGTGGGCTAACTACGTCTACCTGGATACCGAGGAGCGTCGTCGGTTCGCTCAGAAGGGTCACGAGTACCTGATTGAGCAGCTTCAGCACACTGGTGCTGATCAGGTCACCATTGGTACATCCACCCCAATTCGTCTATCTTACAATCACCCAGTGAAGGAGCTCATCTGGTGCTACACGAACCCCAACTACCCAGGTACCATCACCAGCGGTGGCGTGGGTACCAACCTGAACTCCATGTGGAACTTTACATCCAACTGCGCCAACGTAAATATTACATCTAACCTGGCTGCTTTCGTCAGCAGCAACAATTTCGTAATTCCCCATCACATTGGTACCCCTCATATTTACACGAATGCTGCTCTCCCAGCCAGTAACGTTTTCTGGACTGAGGATTTCCTTCCACAGCCGAACATAAACGAGGTGGGTCCACTAGATTCCTTCAAGCTGATCCTCAACGGTCAGGACCGGTTCGCTGCACAGCCCGGTAAGTACTTTAACCAGGTGCAGCCATTCTACTACCACTCTGGTAACCCATACCCAGGTATCTACGCCTACTCCTTCGGTCTACAGCCCGAGGAGCACCAGCCAACCGGTACCTGCAACTTCTCCCGTATCGATAATGCCCAGGTGACCCCAACGATCAAGGTTGGCTGCAACACCACCCAGCAGCGCATGTTCGCCGTGAACTACAACATTCTACGCATCCAGTCCGGAATGGGGGGTTTGGCGTTTTCCAACTAGTCCACCCATATATCTATTTAAAAAATAACATAATACAGTAGAAATGAAGGTTATTCTAGTGGTACTCTTGATTGCTGCGGTGATCATTTTTGTATGGAACCGAAAGAAGAAATCTGATACAATTATTTATGGCAGTATGGGGTGTCCTCATACAGTGAATCATGTAAATAAATATCCAGATGCACAGTTTGTAGATTGTACGACCCAAAAATGCCCAGACTTTGTGAATGCATACCCAACAACTCAGTGGCCGGATGGAAAAATTACTGTAGGTAGTAATTAAATGAAACAGGTGATCATACTTGTACTCTGTATCGTTGCTATTTTCTTCTTAAAGACTCGTGTGTCGTTTCTTTCCTCCGGGTCCTCCGGGTCCTCCGGGTCCTCCGGGTCCTCCGGGTCCTCCGGGTCCTCCGGGTCCTCCGGGTCCTCCGGGTCCTCCGGGTCCTCCGGGTCCTCCGGGTCCTCCGGGTCC